CTTGCTAGCGGTGATCGGCATGGTCCAGTTAGGGCTACGCATGCCCGGCGTGCGCGCTAACTCGAGCGCCGCGGTGGCCGAAAAGTTTGTTGCGGACTTGATCGAAAAGATCGATCCCGATCACGGCGCCGTGTGGCTGTTACTAAACCGCGGGTTTAATCCCGACTACGATCAGGAATGAAACGACCACCACCAACACAACGCACGCTAGGCGATTGGACCACGGCCGGGGGATCCGTGGCGAATATCTCCGAACTTGCACGCGCGGCCGGGAAGGATCGCGCCACCGTGCGCAAGCTCCTCGAGTCGGCCGGCGTGCAACCTACCCGGACCAAGGCGAAGGAAAAACAGTTTGACGTTAACCAAGCAACGGCCGTGCTAGGCGCCGCGCGTGAACCGCCGGCGGACTCCAACGGCTACCACAAGGCGCGCACGCAAAAGACCACGGCGGAGGCGGCGCGCATACTCTTAAAACTGCAACGCGAGCGCGGCGAGCTCGCACCGGTGGCGGAGCTACGCGAGGGCGCCTATACACTTGTTAAGGCAATGCACCAACGCTTTAGCCGCTACGCGCGCGACGCACGCGGCCGGCTATTCAAGGCGAAAAGCAGCGCGGATGTTGAGCGGATCTTGACTAGCGATATCGCGCTAATTTTTGAAAACCTCAAGCGCGACTTACCCAACATTCTTTAGACCACAAAATGATCGGGCCGGTAGTCAAGCGGATTTTCCGGGAAGCAGTAGAAGCGGCGATCCCGGATGCCGATCTTACTGTCTACAGTTGGGCGGAGCGGTGCCGCTATGTTTCGCAGGGACCGGATATCGGTAGCAAGTGGAAAACCGATCGCGTGCCTTACTTGCGCGAGATCCTCGAGTGCGTCACGGATCCCACGGTGGAGGAGATCGTTTTTTGGTCAAGCTCGCGCGTGGGCAAAACTGAGGGCGTGTTAAATAACATCATCGGTTACTACATGGACGTGGATCCGTGTCCGATCATGTTAGTTCAACCAACGCTCGAGGCGGCGGAGAAATACTCACGCGATCGGTTAACGGCAATGATCCGGGAAACGCCAACGCTCCGGGATCTAGTCGAGGATCCGCGCGCGCGTGACAGTGGCAACACGCTACTACATAAAACTTTTTTGGGCGGTCATATCACGATCGTCGGCGCTAACTCACCGGTGGGCTTGGCGGCGGAGGACATACGGATCCTCCTACTTGACGAGGTTGATCGTTTTCCTGCGTCGGCCGGATCGGAGGGCGATCCGGTGGCCTTGGCACGCGTGCGAACTAGGAACTACAAAGCGGCCGGGGACGCGCTAGTAGTTATGACAAGCTCACCAACGATCAAGGGTCAATCGAGAATTGAAAAAGCTTTCAACGAATCGGACCAACGCCACTTATACGTGCCTTGCCTTGCGTGCGGCGAGTTACAGCAAATCGAGTGGTACACGATCAAGTGGACCGAACTACACCGGGCGCCGGCCGATGCTTGTTTCCAGTGTCCGTCGTGCGGCGCGGTGGCAACGGAGGACGATAAAGAGGAAATGCTAGCCGCGTATGAGTGGCGCGCGCACGCGGAGTTTAAAGGGCGCGCCGGTTTCAAGGCGCTAGGAACTTACTCGCCGTTTATGCGGTGGGGTGAAATGGCGATCGAGTTGACGGAGGCAAAGCACGCGCGATCGTTTCCGCTCTATCAGGTTTGGGCTAATACCACGCTTGGCGAACTTTGGGAGGAGGGCGAAGGACTTGACGAGGAGCAAGCAAGTTTTCACCGCGAGGACTACGCGGCGCCGGTACCGGCCGGCGTGGTGCTCTTAACGTTTGGCGCAGACACGCATCCCGATCGCCTCGAGGTGGAGATCCTCGGGTGGGGTGCCGGCGACGAGTCGTGGTCTATTGACTACCGGGTTTTTTGGGGAGATCCAAATCAATATCCATCGGCGGTATGGTCTGAGTTCGAGGACTACTTGTTGACCGGGTGGCGGCATGAGCTCGGGATCACGCTCGCGGTTAGCGCCGGCGCTATTGACTCACACGGCGGCTGTACGGACGGGGTGTATAAATTCTGCAAGGCAAACCAGCGCCGGCGGTGGATGCCGATCATAGGTGCGAGCAAGCCCGGCAAAACGATCGTGCCTAAAAAGTATTCGCTAGTTGGACCACGCGTGAAACTTTGGACCGTGGGCACGGAGGCGGCAAAAGACAAAGCGGCCGCGGCGCTCCGGGTGGAAGATCCCGGCGCCGGTTTCTGTCACTTCCCGGACACGTACACCGACGACTATTTCAAACAGCTAACCAGCGAGCACCGGATCCGATCCGTGCGGCTAGGCTTTTCCGTTTGGCGGTGGGTCAAGAAAAAGGCGGGCTCACGCAACGAGGCATGGGATTGCCGGGTCTATAACATTTTTACCAAGGAGTTTTTAAAACCGAACTATAGCAAGCTCCGCGATCGGCTACTGGCAAGGGTGGAGGAGGAAAAGAAACGCGGCGGAGGTACAGGCACGCCGGCCGGCGAGCTACCAACGCCACGCGAACCGGACACGCCGGCCGACACGCCACCGGCCGCACCTCGAGGAGTGCCGCGGCGCTTTCCCCGGCGCCGTGGTGGGTTTGTCGGTAACTGGTAAAAAAAAGATCCGCCGGCGTGAACAAACCGCGATCGTGAACGCACTTGATAGTGTGAGAGGAAAAAACAAAATGAAAAAAACGATCGCAGAAACAACTACCGCCGGCTACTACGCACTAACTTTTAACCAGATCTCAGCGCGCAATATGGCGCTAACTCCGCACCGGTTGAGCGCCGACGGGAACTACGCACGCACAAACGCGGGCTTGTTTCGGTGGAGTGACAGTAGAAACGCGTGGATCCAGATCGACCGGGATACGCCGGCCGGCGAGATCCGCTAACCCGCCTCGAGCGGCCGCACCTCACCACGCGGCCGCTTTTCGCGTTTAAAGGCGCTACAGCGCGCCGGCCGGGAAACCTATGCAACCATGCGGACCGGTGGCGAAACGCGCGAGCGAGGCGGCAAAGCGCGCAAACCCGCTACAGATTTTCCCCGGCGCCTCGAGCTACCGGCCGGGGATCGGGATCCGGGACAGGGGGCGACACTTTGCCTATATGCTTCTAACAGGCTACCGGGCACGCCGGCGTGGGCGGCATAATCCGCGGCCGTGGGCGCGCAACCTTACACGCTAAAAGATCCGGCCACCACCAAAAGCTACACGTTTGATCGGTCCGTGCTCCTCGCGCCGGGCGCCAAGCTTAGCGCCTCGAGTTGGGAACTATCCGCGGATCTCACCAAGGTTAGCGACGGGTTTGACGCGGACGCCGGCACGACCGCGATCGTGGTGAGCGGTGGGATCCTCAATACTGATTACACGCTCTATAACACTTTCACCGCGGACGACGGGCAGAGTTACCGCGTGGCGTTTCTCTTACGCGTGGTTGACGCCGTTTACATCACCGAACCTAGCGAGCTCGAGAAACAGTTAAGCGCGCTCCGGGTGGCACTCGGGGAAAAGGCGGCGAAGGATACGGAGGAGTACCAGATCGCTAACCGCATGAAACGCGCTTACAGTTTCGAGGATCTTTTGAATTGGGAGAAACGGTTGACGGAACTGGTAAACGCGGAGCGCCGGCAAGCGGGCGGATCCGGGTTTTTCAAAAACCACTATGTTAGACCGGTTGAACCGGGACCATAACGCGGGGGTGGACCATGCAAGGGCTTAACCTCGAGTTGCCAACGTTCGCGGAGATCGCGGCCGACAAGCAAAAGGCACGCACGGCGATCGCACGCCGGCGCGCGGCCGCGTTTCGCCGGCGGCGGTTTGAGGCGGCGATTCAAAACCGGTTGACAAATGATTGGGTCGCGCCGGTCACTTCTGTTAACGCGGAACTAAGGCAGGGCTTGCGGACCATGCGCGCGCGCTCGCGCGAGCTCGCGCATAACGACGGGTACATGAAAAAGTTTTTGAGCATGATCCGATCTAACGTGATTGGACCACGCGGGATCCGTTTACAGGTGCGGGCGGAAAATGGGACCACCGGCGCGGAGGAGATCGACACGGTTTTAAATACGCAGGTTGAGAAAGCATTTAAGAGTTGGGCGCACAAAGAAAACTGTACCGTGAGCGGCAAGCTAACTTGGCTTGACGCGCAAAACCTCGCGGTAACGCAAACGTTTCGCGACGGGGAATGTTTGATCCGCAAAGTTACGGCGCGCAATCCGTTCGGGTTTGCCTTGAAGTTTATCGACGTGTCTTACCTTGACGAGACTTACAACCGGGAACTGGAAAACGGCAACCGGATCTTAATGTCGGTTGAGGTGGACACGGACGATCGGCCGGTGGCGTACTACCTGACCACGCCGTACTACGACACGCTTTACCCGAAAGTTAAAGGCGCGCCGGATCTACTCCGCCGGGTGAGAGTGCCGGCCGCGGAGGTGATCTATATCCCGTTTTGGTTGGACGACGAGGGCGCCACGCGATCCGCTCCGGCTAGTCACGCGGCTATGCGAAACCTTCGCGAGCTTGGCGCCTTTATCGAGGCGAAGGTGATCGCCTCGCGCGTGGAAGCCTGTCAAATGGGTTTCTTGATACCACCGGAAACGGACGAGGTATCACCGCTTGACGAACCGGCGATCCCTTCTGAGATCGAAGCACAACCGGCGATCTTCCCGGAGCTACCGCCGGGCTACGATATGAAAATGTTCGATCCCAAAAACCCCAACGGGCAGGAGGGCGAATTCTTAAAAGCAATGCTCAAGGGGATCGCGGTCGGGTTTGACGTCGACTATTCAACTTTTGCAAGTGACTTGCGCGAGGTGAATTTTAGTTCTATCCGGGCAGGGATCGCGGAGGCGCGCGAGGTCTATAAGTTTTACCAACAATATTTTATCGAGCACTTGCACCGCGAGGTTTATCTAGGGTGGTTGCGGTCCGCGCTTGGCGCCGGCGCGCTCGAGGGCGTGTTAGCGCGGGACTTCGAGCGCCTCACGGATCCCCGGTGGTTGCCGCGTGGGTGGGGTTACGTTAACCCGTTGCAGGACGTTGAGGCGGACGCCAAGCGGGTCGACAACGCGTTTACGACGCGGACCGCGGTAGCGGCCGACGAGGGTGAGGACTTCGAGGAGATCTTGCAGCAACTAGCGGAGGAGCAGCGGCTAGCAGAAAAGTACGGGATCGAGCTTATCTCGAGCGAGCGGCCGGCCGCGGCACAACCTCAACCGCCGGCAAACGAACCGGCGGACGCCGGCGAAAACGCCACCGCGGCCGGGGATTGAAAAAATAAATGCTTCTAACAGGCTACCGGCGAACCGGGGCCGGTTTCTAAACTGCAAACCCGTCGGCGCTCGAGTGAAGGATCGCCGGCGGGTTTTTTCTTTCCGGCATAGTTGGACCACCTAAGAAAACCATGCGTAAGACTTTCAATTCCGAAAATGTCCGCGAGCTCATAGGCAAAAAACAGGAGCGCACGATCGAGATCGTCACGCGCGAGGTTAACGCGGACGAACGCACGGTAGAACTAGCGTTTGCCAGCGAAACGCCGGTCGAGCGGTGGTATGGCACGGAGATCCTACAGTGTGATCCGGCTAGCGTAATGCTCGAGCGTTTGAACGCCGGCGGCGCCGCGCTAATTAACCACGATACTAACTCTCAAGTTGGGGTTGTGGTGAGGGGCACGGCGCGCGCGGACAGTGATCGCATATGCCGCGCAACCGTCAAGTACTCGCAAAGGCAAATCGGTTTCGACGAGTTCCGGGACATACAGCAAGGGATCAGGTCGCTTGTTAGCGTGGGCTACATGGTCCACGAATACAAGGTAGACAACGATACGGAAACTTATACCGCTACACGTTGGGAACCGCTCGAGATCTCCACCGTTGCGATCGCGGCCGACATAATTGGCGCGGGCGTGGGGCGTGAGCTCGAGGCGGGGCGTTTACATGCACCACCGGAGCGCGGAGATCTTCAACCTTTAGAAACGAGGGCTAAAGATATGGGCGACGAAAATAGAGAAACAAACGCGGCCGCGGCCGGCGCTACTCCGCCACCGGCGCCGGTAACGGTGGGGCCGGTAGTGTTAGCCACTGAGATCATGGATCTCGCGCGCGTGATAGACGGGACCGGGGAAACGTTGGCGCAGGAGATCGCGCGGGACGCGATCGCCGGTGGTCTAACGTTGCCGGAGTTCCGCGCAAAAGTTTTTGAGAAACGCCGCGAGCGCGAAAAGGAAACGGCAACACCGGTCAAGCAAGCAAACGCGATCGATCTCACGGAGCGGGAAAAACAACAGTTTTCGATCGCGCGTGCCATTAACGCCGACGTCAATATCCGCATGGGCAACAAAGCAGAATGTTTTGAGCTCGAGGTATCCGCGGAGATTGAGAAACGGTTAACGGCGATCGCGCCTAACGCTACCTTGCACGGCGGCATTTTGATCCCGACCACGATCGCGCTACGCGGCGGGGCGGAGCTCCTCAACCGGCGGATCCAGCAACGCGCCGGGCTTGATACTAAGACCACCGCCAAGGGCAAGGAACTGGTATTCACGGAGTACGGATCATTTATTGATATGTTGCGCAACCGGGCAATGGTGATCGCGCTTGGCGCAACCGTGCTACCGGGCTTGCAGGGAAACGTTGCGTTTCCGCGGCAGGTGGGCGCCGGCACCTTGACGTGGGGCGTTGAAAATCCGGGCGTAGACACGCCGGAATCAAATCTCACGTTGGACCAAGTGATCCTTAGTCCTAAGACCGCGCAATCCACAACCAGCTACTCACGGCAATTACTCGCACAATCGGCGCTTGACGTTGACGGGCTTGTAATGGACGACCTAGCCGCGATCAACGCGCTAGGCATTGACAAGGCGGCGCTAGTGGGCGCCGGCGCGCCGGAACCGACCGGGATCTATCTTGCCAACGGCGTTAACTCCGTCGGGTTTGGCGGTACGATCGCGTTTGACAAGATCGTACAAATGGAAACGGAGGTCGCCAGCGATAACGCGGACGTCGGGACAATGGCATACCTCGCAACGCCGGCCGCGCGCGGCAAGGCGAAAACCACGCCGGAGCTTGCCGCATCAATCTCTAATGCGATATGGCGTGACGGGGAAATGAACGGCTATCGCGCGGAGGTAACAAACCAGTTACCGAAAAACCTAGGCGCCGGCACCAACGAGCACGCGCTAGTGTTTGGCGTTTGGTCGCAGCTAATGATCGGCGAGTGGGGGATCCTCGAGATCATCAC